GCTGTCCGGAACCGCCTCGCTCACCGGCGACGTGCGCGGGGATGTCGAGTGGGAATTCGAGCCACCGCTGCAACTGGCCTCGGCCGGGTCGCTGTCCCTGACCGGCGACATCGCGATCACCACGGCGAACCTGCTGAACCTGTCGCCGACCTCGGCGATCGCCATCGCCGGCGCGGCGGCGCTGGCAGGCGACATCGGGAAGCGCGTCGACCTCGCAACGACCGCGGCGATCGGCGTCAGCGGCGCGGCCGCGGTGTCCGGTGACCTGGCCTCGGCCTTCGGGCGCGACATCGCCCAGACCGCTGCCGTGGGGCTGGCTGGCACCGTCGCCACATCGGGGGACGTCGGAATCACCGGGCCGGTGCTGCTGAACCTCACGCAGACCGCTCCGATCAGCGTCGCGGCCGCGGTTGTCGCAGCCGGCGACATCTTCATCCGCAAGCCCTTCGACCTCTCGGCGTCGGCTGCCGTCGGCCTGTCTGGTGTCGCCTCGACTGCTGGCCAGCTCTTGATCGGCGAGGTCGGCCCGTCGGCTTTCTATCGCTACGACGTGCCGGCTTCCTCGCTGCGCTACGACGTGCCGGCGGCCTCCATTCGCTTCGACGTGCCTAGCATCGGCGCCGGCGTCAACCTCTCCTGAAAGCACACCATGACGATCGGCGCTGCCTGGAACCTCGACGACCCCGCGAAGCCGTGGATCGACTGGGATCCGAACGCGAACATCCGCATCCCGATCGGCGTCGCCGACTGGCTGACCGAGCTCGGCACGGCCTACCAGAGCCACGACATCCTGACCGCAGCGCCGCTCGAGTGCGCCGACGAGGGTACGCACTCAGCGGGCACCATCCTGGTCCGCATGAAGCTGGCCGCCGCGCCGATCTTCACCGAGGGCGTGAAGTACCCGTTCACGATCCGCGTCTTCGGCTCGGACGGGCTCACGCAGGACGACCGCACGCTCTGGCTCAGGGTCAAGAGCCGCTGATCTTCGCCGGCCCGGCGCCTGCCGCGAGGCGCCTCCCTAGCATGCCTTGGCATGTCTTCCGCCGCATCCTGGAGCTACACGAGCAAGGCCACGCTCTGGCCTCTGCTCGGCCGTGACGACTGGAACCACGCCCCGACCTTCGGCGCGCCGGTGGTGTTCGCGTGCGACTACAGCGCCGAGTCGATCCGCATGACCGACGACCGCGGGCAGGAGTTCACCACGCGCCAGGTGCTGCACACCGAGCGCGCCGGCATCAAGCAGGGCGACATGGTGCTGATCGGCGTCTCTGCCGTCTCGACGCCGCAGGTCGCTGGCGCCTTCGAGGTGCGGGCCGTGACGCGCTACGCCGACACCTTCGAGCAGAAGGCCGACGACTACCGGGTGGCGACCTGATGGCCTCGAAACCCCGCATCGTCAACAACCTGCCTCAGTTCGTGGGGGCGACGCAGCGCCGCGCCGCGCTCGGCATGAATCAGGCGCTGATCCTGGGCGCGTCCGAGGCGAGCGTGCTGACACCGATCGACACGAGCACGCTCCTGAACTCGCAGTACCGCAACGTTCGCAAGGACGGCCAGAAGGTCGTCGGCGTCGTCGGCTACAGCGCCGAGTACGCGCTGCCGGTGCACGACCCGGAGAACCCGCAGAACTTCCGCCGGCCGACCGCGCAGAAGGAGTTCCTGAAGAAGGGCTTCGAGCGCGCCGAGCCGAACATCCGGGCCGTGCTCAAGGGGGCGATCAAGACATGAACGCCGCCGACGCGATCCGCGACTTCCTCGCTCCGCTGCTGCCCGGCTGGCGCCTGCAGTACGGCCGATGGACCGATGGCACCCGGACCGACCGCTACGCCGTGCTGCGTTCCGTTGGCGGCCTGCCGGCGTCGCTGGTGCGGCAGCCTCAGTTCACGCTGCAGCTCATCGCCGCCTCGACCGATGGCAACGAGGTGCCGATCGAGGCATCCGACACCGTGATCCAGGCCATGCGATCCGACAGCGGCGCGCTGGTCTTGATGCAGCCGGCCGAGCCGGTCTTCTGGGCGACCGACGACGGCCGGCCCGCTTCCGAAATCGCCATCTCGGCAATCACCCCCTGAAAGAGGTATCCCCATGAGTGCCTACACCGGCCGCGACGTACTGATCGAATTCGCCATCGCCGACGAGAACGCCTCGGTCGGCGCGCTCACCTTCAAGACGCTGGGCATGATGCGCGGCAAGGGCATGAAGGTGAACTGGGACACCGCGGACGCGACCGCGGACAAGTCGCCGCAGTTCACGAAGCAGAGCCTCGTGACCTTCAAGGCCGTCGAGTTCTCCGGCGACGGCGTGAGCTACACCGACGCGGTGCACAACCAGGCCGAGCTGAAGGCCCACATCTACAACCCGGGCAGCGCGACCGCGAACCAGCCGAAGGCCTGGATCCGACAGACCGCCCCGGACGGCACCACCGTCGGCCCGTTCATCTTCTCGGAGTGGTCGAGCGACGCCCCGCACGACGACGTGGCCACCTGGTCGACGACCGCCATGAGCAACGGCGCCGTCACCTTCACCCCGGCCTGATCCACACCTGACCACCGGAGCACCTTCACATGGCTGCCATCACCTCGATCGACGCCTCGCAGATCGGCGACTTCGCCGCTGCGATCACCACCCTCTCGGCCGACGACACGATCACGATCGCGCCCGGCAAGAAGCAGCTGCTGGTGCTGCGCAACACCACCGGCGGCTCGCTGACCTGCACCATCGACGGCAGCACTGGGACGACGGTCTACGCGCCCGGCGTGGGCAACATCGACGTCTCGGCCGGGAAGGCGATCGTCGTGGCCGCGGGCCTGAGCCGTGCCGTCGTGCTGTCGACGATCAGCGCGTACTGCCAGGGCGTCGTGCACCTGACCGGCGCGGCGACCCTGACCGCGCAGCTCTTCGACCTCTGACCCTCGGGCCAGTGCTCATCGAATGCGGCTTCGTGCGAGCGATGGCCGGCGACGGTGCGGAGTTCACCTTCCGCCCGGCGCTCGGCCGCATCGCCGCGCTCGGTAGCCCGCGCGAGATTGTCGAGCTCTACGCCGGCCTGCACGGGCCGCGCGCCGCGCAGACCGCGACCTACATCCTGGCGAGCCTGTGCGACCAGGAGGACCCGACGCCGCTGGTCGGATGGACAGACGAGAACGGGCGCCACCAGGGCGAGATGCCAGAGGTCGAGCAGATCATCATCGCCCAGCACCTGATGCGCCACGGGATCATCGGGACGGCCCGGCCCGGCAATGGCGACGGGAAGTTCTCCGACTCGTTCAACGCCGCCGAGTACATCGCCGCGGCGCGCGTGCACCTCGGACTGAGCAGCGCCGATGCCGAAGCGCTGTCGATGACCGAGTTTCAGCAGATGTTCGAGATGAAGTTCCCGGACGCCGGCAAGCCCAAGCGGGACGTGCCGTCGCGCGAGGAGTACGAGGCGCAGATCGCCGCGATCATGGAGAAGCGCCGTGGCTGAGAAGGTCGGAGGCATCTACTACGAGGTCGACCTCGACACCTCGAAGATGGTCGACGGCCAGCGGCGCGCCAGCCGCGAGCTCGACGGCCTGTCCACGCGCCTGACTGCCACCAGCGCCGCGGTCGCCATCCTGGCCGCCGGGCTGGCCGCGCTGAAGATCGCCAAGCTCGCCGACGAGATCCGGCTCCTGAGCGCGCGCGCCGAGGTGGCGGCCGGCAGCATCGAGGCCGGCGCCCAGGCGATGAACGAGCTGATCGCCATCAGCCGGCGCACCCAGACCAGCCTGACCGGCAACGTCGAGGTCTTCAACCGCCTGAACCAGTCGATCCTGCAGATGGGCGGCAACCAGCGCGACACGCTGGTGATCACCGAACTGCTGGCCAAGGCGATCAAGGTCAGCGGCGCCAACGCGGTCGAGTCCAAGGCCGCGATGCTGCAGTTCGGCCAGGCGCTGGGCTCCGGCAAGCTCGCCGGAGACGAACTGCGCTCGCTGCTCGAGACCGCGCCGTACCTGATGCGCCAGCTCGCCGACGGCATCGGCGTGCCGGTGGGCGCGCTGAAGCAACTCGGCGAGGAGGGCAAGCTCACCGCCGACGTGGTGACGAACGCGCTCACGAAGGCCGCCGACCGGATCGACGCGGACTTCCAGAAGTTCCCGCAGACCGTCGAATCGGCGATGACCGTCGCGCAGGACTCGGCGGCGCTGGCCGCGGCCAAGTTCGACGAGCTCAGCGGCAGCAGCGCATCACTGACAGGCATCATTCAGGGCACCGGCCAGGTGCTCGACGAGCTGGCCAAGCAGTTCGACGCCGCCAGCGGCGAGGCCGACAAGCTCGGCCGCAACGATGCCGTCTCGAGCTGGGCCTCCGAGACGCGCAACGTCCTGTCCTACGTGGCCGACGCCGCCGATGTGACGTGGCAGGCGCTCAGCGTGCTTGGCCGGAATGTCGGGTTCGTGTTCTCGACGCTCGGCTCGCAGATGGGCGGCATCGCCGCGATGGTGGCGGCCGCGGCGCGCGGCGAGTTCACCCAGGCCGGCGCCATCTGGGACATGATGAAGCGCGACGACGCCAAGCGCCGCGCCGAACTGGACGCCCGGGACAAGGAGACGCTGCGCGACCGGCTGCTGGCTGGCCAGCGCATGCGGCAGGCCTGGGCGGCGCAAGCCACGACGCCGGAGCCCGACCGCCTGGACCGCGCGGCGCGCGGCGGCCGAGCCGGCACGCTTCGACCGCCTACTGGCACGCCTGCAACCCCCAAGGGCGGCGCGAGCTTCGACTCCGGCGGCTACCTCGCGGGCCTGGAAGCGAAGACGCTGGAAGGCATCGCCCGGATCGACGCGCTCGAGCAAGAGGCGCTGCGCAAGAACGGCGAACTCCTGAAGGCCGGCAAGATCACCCGGGCCGAGGCCGCGCGCGCGCAGACCCTGATCGAGGAGAACGCCGCCTCCGACCGCCGCGACATCATGCTGCGCGAGGGCGAGGAGCGCCGGCAGCTCATCGAGGAGCAGGGCAAGGCCGACGCCGAGGCGCGCGCCAAGGTGGCCGCCGACCAGGCCCGCGGCCAGGGCTTCGCGCAGGGCATCCTGACCGACGCCGATCCGGTGGCGAAGCTGCAGGCCGAGCTCGAGGCCAAGACCGCGCTCCTGATGCAGTACGCCGCGATCGACCAGGCGAACGCCTCGCTCTACGCCGCCGCGCGCGTGGCGCTGGAGGCCGAGACGAACGCCAAGATCGCCGAGATCGTGCAGCGCAACCGCGACCAGCAGGCGGCGGCGAACTCGGCGACGCTGCAGAACTACGGCAGCCTGTTCGGCGGGCTGGCCGACCTGACCAAGACCTTCGCCGGCGAGCAGTCGAGCGCGTACAAGGCGATCTTCGCGGTGTCGAAGGCCTTCGCGATCGCCGACGCGATCATCAAGATCCAGCAGGGCATCGCCGCGGCGTCCGCGCTGCCGTTCCCGGCCAACATCCCGGCGATGGCCTCGGTCGCGGCGGCGACGGCCGGCATCGT